CATGCAGTGGACCTCGTAGCTTACGATGGTCCTAATGTTGTTTGGGAACTAAACGTATACGACGACATTGCAGATGCTATGTCTGAAGCGGCCAATGAAGTAGGTTGTGATATTAAGTGGGGAGCAGCTTGGTCCGTTGGAAACATCGCTGCCTACGTAGGTACTATGGAAGACGCAATGAATGAATACATTGATCTTCGTCGCAGCCAAGGTCGTCGTCCATTTATTGACGGACCTCATTTTGAACTAATGTAAAGCAAGGAATTAATTACAATGCCAGCAGGTAACTCCCCAGCAAGACCAAAGAATCGTGATCAGAAGAACGCTGTAAAAAAAATAAAAGATCACGAAAAACTACAAACAAAACTTCTTACTCAATTAATGAACGACAAAATTACACCCTCTGCATATAAACGAGCTATGGCCGAAACTATGCCTGCCCGTAAAAAAGCAATAGAAAAGGGTAGGGTGGAACCTATTATGCAAAAAGCAGACAGAATGGCTGCTAGAAAAACTATGGCCACTAACTCATCACGCCGAACAGGCCGTAAGAATAAATAAGGAATATTATTGTGGCACGTGAATTAACAGAACGCCAACAAAAGTTTTTAGCGGTCCTGATGGATGAGGCAGGTGGAGATATTTCCACGGCTAAAATCATGGCGGGTTATTCAGCTAACACTACTAACACAGAAATTACTAATAGTCTTAAAGAAGAGATCATTGATGTAACACACAGTTACCTAGCACGTAATGTACCCAAGGCAGCTATGGCTATGGTCAGTGCTCTATACGATCCTACTGAGCTAGGTATTCGTGATAAGATGGCGGCAGCTAAAGAACTACTTGACCGTACTGGCTTGGTTAAAACTGAGAAGGTACAAGTAGAATCTAAGGGTGGTGTCATGTTGATGCCAGCTAAACTTGCACAGGAAGAAGATGACTAAAGCTGTAGGTACATGGAAACTTCCTCAACCAACCGATCTTAAAGAAGACGATGAGTGGGTTCCTATTCCACGTGTAGCAAGAACTATTCCTTTTGGGTACGAATTAGACCCAGAAGATAACGGAATACTCTTGCCAATTAGCCACGAACTTGATATGCTTACACAAGCGCAGAAATACTTGAAACAGTATTCGTATCGTGAAGTGGCGAATTGGTTGGCCAGAAATACTGGCAGAGACATATCGCACGTAGGACTAAAGAAACGGTTGGATAATGAGCGACAAAGAAAAAACAAAGCTGGAAGCCTTCGCAGATGGGCAGACTATGCCAAAAAGGCAATCGCCAAGGCGGAAGAAATCGAGCGCACAAGGCTCGGTGCAAAGCAAAGCAAAGACCAAGAAGGTTCAGAAGAAGCAGCCTGATGCCCCTAAGATTGTATATGAAGAGTTAGCTCCAGTAGAAGAGCAACACAATATTATCTTTAAGCCTAACGTTGGCCCTCAAACGGACTTCCTTGCGGCAGGTGAGCGTGAGGTCTTATATGGAGGCTCTGCAGGGGGTGGTAAGAGCTACGCTATGTTAGCTGACCCACTACGCTTTATGGGCCACCCAGCCTTCTCAGGATTGCTCCTACGGCATACTACGGAAGAACTGCGAGAACTTATCTTTAAGTCTCAAGAAATGTATCCAAAGATTTGGCCCGGAATAAAGTGGTCAGAACGTAAGATGCAGTGGACTGCACCCTCTGGTGCTAGACTGTGGATGTCCTACCTAGACAGAGAAGACGACGTACTTCGCTACCAAGGTTTGGCATTTAGTTGGATAGGCTTTGACGAACTTACTCAATGGCCTACACCATTCGCTTGGAACTACATGAGGAGTCGCTTGAGGTCTACAGCTAAAGACCTTCCAGTGTATATGAGAGCAACTACTAACCCCGGAGGTAGAGGCCACCATTGGGTTAAAAAAATGTTTATTGATCCTGCAGCTTACGGTGCAGCTTTTGATGCTACGGACATTGAGACTAACGAAGTACTACGCTACCCTGCAGGACACGAGAAGGCAGGTAAGGCACTTTTTAAACGTAAGTTTATTCCCGCACGATTGCGGGATAATCCCTACCTAGCTGAGCAAGGCGACTATGAAGCAATGCTTCTATCTCTACCAGAACAGCAGCGTAGACAACTACTAGACGGTGATTGGGACATCAAAGAAGGCGCAGCCTTTACAGAGTTTGATCGTAACATCCATGTAGTTGAACCTTTTAAGATACCATCTAACTGGGTTAAGTTTCGGGCATGTGACTACGGGTACGGAAGTAAGTCAGGAGTAGTCTGGTTTGCAGTATCTCCAAGTGAACAGCTAGTAGTATATCGTGAGTTATACGTTACCAAGGTACTTGCTGCCGATCTTGCAGAGATGGTACTTGACTTAGAGGCTGAAGACGGAAACATTAAGTACGGTGTATTGGATAGTTCTCTTTGGCACAAACGTGGTGATACTGGCCCTTCACTGGCTGAACAAATGATACAGAAGGGATGCCGTTGGCGTCCATCAGATAGATCAAAAGGTTCACGTGTAGCAGGCAAGAACGAAATACACAGACGCCTACAGGTAGATGAGTATACGGAAGAACCTAGACTTATCTTCTTTAACACTTGTAATAACATGGTAGCTCAATTACCTGCGTTACCTATCGACAAAAGAAACCCAGAGGACATTGATACAACCTCAGAGGACCACTTGTATGATGCTTTAAGATATGGTATCATGTCAAGACCACGATTTAGTATATGGGATTACGATCCTAATAGTGGACCCTCCAACAGCATGAGAGTAGCAGATGCTACCTTTGGATATTAAGGAAGAAATAAATGGCAGAAGAAACTGACGGCTTTATTGAAGATGACGCAATCGTACTAGAAGATAGTGACGATTCTACGATTGATGATGCCGATACTTCTAAAATTATTCCATTTATTATGGAAAAGTATAATCGTGCAGATGAATATCGCCAGCAAGACGAAGAGCGTTGGTTACGTGCCTATCGCAACTATCGTGGTTTATATGGTCCCGATGTTCAATTTACAGAGGCTGAGAAGTCTCGTGTGTTTATTAAAGTAACAAAGACTAAGACACTGGCTGCGTATGGCCAGATTGTTGACGTACTATTTGCAGGTCAGAAGTTTCCTCTTACGGTTGATCCAACGGAACTACCAGAAGGTGTAGTTGCAGATGTACACTTTGACCCTAAAGAGCCAGAGCAACTTCGTGAGTCTGAGTTGAATGATGCTGCTAGTCCTTATGGGTTTGCTGGTGACGGTAATGATTTACCTGCAGGTGCTACCGCTAAGTCTTTGCTAGATAGCATTGGACCTCTTAAAGATAAGATTGGCGACATTGAAAATGTTCGTGCGGGTGTAGGCAAAACCCCTACTGCAGTTACTTTTAGTCCTGCAATGATTGCAGCTAAAATGATGCAGAAGAAAATACATGACCAGCTTGAGGAATCAAGTGCAAGTAAACATCTACGCAGTACAGCTTTCGAGATGGCACTGTTTGGTACAGGTGTTATGAAAGGTCCGTTTGCAGTAGATAAAGAGTATCCTAGCTGGAATGATGAAGGTGAGTATACACCTATTATGAAAACAATTCCACAGGTATCCCATGTATCTGTGTGGAACTTTTACCCTGATCCTGACGCAAACAACATGGATGAGGCACAGTTTGTAATTGAACGTCACAAAATGTCTCGCACACAATTGCGTGGACTAAAGCGCAGACCACACTTTCGTGGTAATGTAATTGATGACGCAATTCAACTTGGTGAAAACTACAGTAAAGAATCTTGGGAAGATGATCTTTCCGACTACTCACCAGAGCATGGTGTAGAACGCTTTGAAGTACTAGAGTATTGGGGCATGGTAGATGTCGAAATGCTTATAGAACAGGGCGTAGATATTCCAGATGAATTAGTAAATGTAGATGAGTTGCAAGCCAATGTATGGATTTGTAACGGTAAACTATTGCGTATGGTGCTCAATCCGTTTAAGCCTGCACGTATTCCTTACATGGCGGTTCCTTATGAGCTTAATCCGTATAGCTTCTTTGGTGTAGGCATTGCAGAGAATATGGACGATACGCAGACGTTGATGAATGGCTTCATGCGTATGGCGGTAGATAATGCCGTACTATCAGGTAACTTGCTAATTGAAGTAGATGAAACTAACTTAGTTCCGGGTCAAGACTTATCAGTATATCCGGGAAAGGTATTCAGACGCCAAGGTGGTGCTCCGGGACAAAGTATCTTTGGTACTAAGTTCCCTAACGTAGCTCAAGAAAACTTGCAGCTATTTGATAAGGCACGAGTACTGGCAGATGAAAGCACAGGCTTCCCATCTTTTGCACACGGTCAAACGGGTGTATCTGGTGTAGGTCGTACAGCTTCCGGTATTTCAATGCTTATGGGTGCAGCCCAAGGTGGCGTTAAGAATGTAATTAAAAATATAGATGACTACTTACTTCGCCCACTGGGTGAGGGTTTGTTTAGATTCAATATGCAATTTGATTATGATCCTGCAATTAAAGGTGACTTAGAAGTTAAAGCTCGTGGTACAGAAAGTCTGATGGCTAATGAAGTACGTAGTCAACGCCTGATGCAGTTTATGCAAATTTCTTCTAGTCCAGCACTTGCACCCTTTGCAAAATTCCAGTATATTATTCGGGAGATTGCAAAGTCTCTTGAACTAGACCCAGACAAAGTTACCAATAATATGGACGAAGCAGCAATTCAAGCTGAGCTTATGAAGGGCTTTCAACAACCAGCCGAAGCGCAGGGACCAATGGACCCTACAGGCGCAGGTGGTGGTAACGTAGGCACAGGACAAGTTCCAGTACCAAATGAACAAGGATTTAGTGGAAATGCACAAGGACAAGGAGCATCTGAACAAGCTCAAGGCAATGGTCAACAACCCCCAGCAATGGGACCAGTTCAGTAACTACATTGATACGCTTATAGAACAACAACATCGTACTATGGAACAGACAGACGATGATAAAATTATGTATAGGGCGCAAGGTTCTGTATTTACATTACGCAGATTAAAGCTACTTAGAGATGAAGTTCTCAAAGGCAATTAAGGAAACGTCACATGATCGAAAAACAAATGGAACTTTTTGAAGAGGGTGGCCTTAAAGATGAAGGCGGCATGGTAGATGAAGTATCTGGCAACGAAGTACCAATTGGGGGAACTAAAAAAGGTGTACGTGATGACATCCCTGCTAATGTAAGCGAGGGTGAATTTATCATGCCAGCAGACGTAGTGCGGTATCATGGCCTAGATAAGATGATGCAGATACGACAGGACGCTAAACTGGGACTAAAGAAAATGGAAGCTATGGGTCAGATGGGCAATTCTGATGAAG